GAAGCAGCAGGACGTCCCATCGCACCCACAGGCCAAAAGTGACTAAAGCCAACACCTTCAATGAATACAGGATGTAAAAAGGCATGTACTTCCCAATCTTTCAAGTCAAGGTCATCGTAGGTCAATAGTCCTTCAAGCATAGGGTTATTGTTAACAGCTCTGCTAAGCCTATTCTCATGATTACCCATCAAGAAGACCATGCGAGGCTTGTACACCTTGTGCTTAGTCTCTTTCTGTGTCTTCTGAAGCTCTTTGAGAGGCTTTAAAAGCACTTCCATGCCCTTGTTACCGGCCTCTACGTCAGCTAGGTAGCGTTTACCTTCGAAGTACTTGCTACCTGCCTTGTCGTGGCTGCTAAGGCTAGGGAAGTCCCAATGATCCCCTAAGTGAACCACGATGTCAGGACGGTACTCACAGATTGCTTTCCCTGCCCATGTTAGATGCTCCTGAGCTGCCTCAGGTTTACATTGTGTATCTGGAATACAAAGGATTCTCATGCTTCAATGTGTCCTGTGAGCTCGTAGACTTCAGGGAAAGATAACAAGAGCTTCTGTAGCACCTCATCGTTAAGCTCACGTCCGTAGCCAGCACTGTCAGGATGGTTCAATGGGTAAGCTACTGAGTAGTACACTTGCTCTTTGATGTTGTAACCGTAGTGCTTACCTAAGACATCTAAGACTCGATCTACTACGTCCATCCATGTAGCATCGTTAGTGTCGATGATGAAGTCATGCTGCGCAGGTACTACCTCTCCGTCGGATTCGTAAGCACTAGAGCGAAGTTCAAAAGACCAGTAATCCTCAAGCTGTTCGTACTTATCAGTCACATCTACAAACTTAAACGAGTCATTCATGAACTCAGTCCATTTAGCCTTTACAGATGCAGTAGCCTCTTTCATTACATCAAACATAGTTGTTTCCTTTGTATCAGTTGGTTTGATTATCAATTTGAAATAGTCGTCCAGCGTTATCGCGTTAAGTGTCATTGAAGTCTCCGTCTAAAGGATGATACACTACCCACTGTGTCTCAAAGATTCCGTTACCGTAGTCCTTGAGTACCTTGGATGTCTGTATCATTCTACACCCTAATCTAGGATGATCCACTACGTAGACCTTGTAACACCCATCAGTCCAATCAGGATGAAAAGGAGGTGGTTTATAGTGAACTACTATCTTGGCCATGTAAGTCCTTTATCGTTGGAAATAACTCAAAGATAATATCACGACACTGATCAGCTACGTCACGATGTTCCTTCTGTGTTGCATTATCACAACGGATCTCGATGTAGTGTAACCAGCTACGAAGAGTACCGTTCATGTACATACGTGAGACAGTTAAGCCTTCAGGAAGGAATACACGAGCACACTCTTTAGCTATACCTTTGTCTAGAGCTGCTGAGTACAGGAACTTAGCTTCATTGACTAAGCGACGCTGAGCACCTTCAAACCAGTTCTGTAAGCTGATGTCATCAGTGTACAAACTGTTCTGTCGGTTCTTTTCATCCTGCAACCTAGCTTCAGAGTTCTGAATGAAACCTTCTGATACTGCGTAACGCTGTGAGAACTCTTGGAAAGAGAAGCTACGGTGACGTAAGATCTGACGAGCTATGTCACGAGTAGTTTCAATCTCCATACAGACGTTAACCATCTCAAATGGGCTCCAATGCTTATGCTTAATAAGGTATTTGAGTAGTTTCGGAGCAGTAGCAGGGTTGTTCTGATTTGCCGGATTTGACACACGGGCCATACGAGCAACTAGGTTCTCCGCATCCGGTGTCGTCCACACTAACTTCACATGGCTCATATTTCTTTCCTTCTTCTATTCCTCTTTGCAGCATCTCGATAAAAGCAAATCGAAATAACTGTGCTTGTTCTTCGTTACTCATGTTGACGTGATAGTCTGCACTACCATCGTCATTCTCCTTGATTAATACGACGTCCATCGTGAACACTCCTTCGTCTTTCTTTTAACCAATGCTCAGGAATCTCTTTATCAGCAAAAAGAAAGCCATTCTTCTCACACCATGCAGCGTAAGTAGTTCTAGATCCTTTGTTAAGCTTCTGTTTGCTGTTAGAGAATATGAACCTGATGTCTAAGTGAGGCTGTTGTCGCTTAATGAGAAGATGTTTCTTCCTGTCAGCAACTAGGAATCTACCTTTACTCTCGATGATGATTCCATTCTCAAGTTCAAAGTCAGCTGTGTACTGGTGCTCACTAGCTGGTTGAATGTACTTGATCTTAGTCTCTTCGTAAGTAAAGTTAACTCCCTTAGCCCTTAGAGTATCTGCAATCTCTTCCTCAAGTCCAGATCTGTATCCATTCTTGAGAGCATGAGCACGTCTCTTACTTACTATTTTACGAGTTACCATTACGAGCCTTCAACATTGCGTCTGCCAGCACATAAGCGTCACGGGCATACATGACTTGGTCATCAGCTACAAATTGGTGCTGGTTTGCAAGCATTCCTTGCATCGCTTTGGCAGCAAAGTAATCACGTAATGTCATACCTCTTTGCTGTTCAACCGTAAGGTCTTGGCAAAGTTCTGCGGGTACTGGAAACGCTGGAATATCACTCATAACTTAGTCCGTTCATACTGATGTAACAAAGCACCGAAGGCATCTACAAAGACCTCATCATGCTGTGTATGTCCCATAGCGAACATGATAGCGTGAACGAGTTCATGGCAGAAGGTTTGTTCAGTGAAGTTCTTGTTCATTCCTGATCGTAGGTAGATGATCTGAGTAGCACAGTCACACTTACCGTACTCACTCAAGTCCTCAATGTACTTTACTGTCCACTGACACCCAACGAGGTAGAAAGATAAGGGCACGTTTGGTTTATTTCTCTTCGCAACCATAAAAGTCCTAGATTTTCATCGACACGAAGTTGATTACCATCGTAAGCTTTGAGACAAGCGTCATAGTATTCCCTTTCAGTTTTACAATCCTTTAAAAGCTTCTCAGCCTTCTTAGGTCCTATGCCTTTTAAACCAATGATGTTGTCAGTACGATCCCCTGTGAGCACCTGTGTGAATAAGTTACGAAGACCTTCTTCCTCAGTAACGTAGTATTCCTCATGCTTCACGAAGTTGTAATGCCAACCCGCAACTTGATCTAGGTCTTTGTCAATGGAGACAATCCATCCACCTGTCTTAGTAGCCTCGATAGCCACTGCATCGTCTGCCTCTTGACCTTCTACCAGTTCTGCCCCTAAGCGCTGGAGATGTTTACGAATAGCATCATAATGCACTGGCCTCTTAGCGTCCTTACGGTTGCCTTTGTAAGGCTCGGTGACTGCTATCTCATTCCTGAAATTAGTCTTCCCTGTAATGTAAGCTTTGTAGTCATCACACTTCAGGTCACCGAAGACAATCTCATGAACTAACTGAGTCACACGAGCCAAACAGATAGCCTCCTCAACGTCATCACTAGCGAAACCTACTCGGTAGGTTATCAAATCTGCGTCGATGATGGCTAACTTAGGACGTAGGTCTTTACTTGAATTTGTCATTCAAAGAAGAGATAAAGCCAGCGGCTGCTTCCCAAGAATTGAAAACATATTGGTATTGATGTGACATGTTAAAACAAGCGTCTGTACCGCCAGTAATTGTAACAACAAACCCGTTCTCTACTTTAGAAATACGTAAATCAATGGTTTTCATAGAGCGTCATCGTCCGCTGTAGTTGCTTCTGGCACGTAAGTCTTCACTTCAGTGACCATGATTGTCTTCAGCGATGGAGCATTACCGTGCTTAGCTGACATACGGTGTGTGTAAGAGCCTACCACTGCTACGCACTTAGAACCGTTACCCAAGTCAGCGATATTGACTTCCTTGAGGTTGTCATCAGTAGGCTTGAACAAGTACTTGCTCTTAGCTACGATGAAGTTACCCATAGCATCCTTGTGCTTCACTTTGATACCCAAGCCTGTAAGCTTAGCTGCATCATCATCGCTGATGTTACCGATGGTGCATTCATAGCGATCGTTGTCTGTGTTGAATGCTTTGTTAAATTCAGCCATCCACTTTGACCAAAACAATTCACCGGAGATCTTAACTGGTTTCAAATCTGACATTTTCTTTCTTTCCTTTTCTAGGTTAGGCCGTAGCCGATGGGTTTACTTCAGACACTTGAGGTTGTGCCTGTTGTACAAGCTTCTGTAACAATACAAAAGCGTTGCTCTTTGTAGGCAGTTCACCAAGCACGTTAATGATGAACTCTACTTCATTCTGTTCCAATTCTAACTTCATTTTACTTTCCTTCAATGTAAATAGCTACCTTCTTTACGAGAGGCTTCTTCTGCTGCATCCTCAATGTAATCAAGGGCTGCGGAGAGCACCAAGTATACATCAAGAATATCCATATCTGCTGAATGGTGAATCAAGAAACTCTCATCACTAATGTTCAACAGAATCTGTTGTGTTACGTTTTCCTTCTTTTTAGGTTCTTCATTCTTCATCTTCAAACGCCTCCGTCATTTCTAGTTCTTCTACAATACGAAAGAAGATTTGCAACTGTTCTTTATTGTACTGGTGTTTGTTATCATTCAACGGTCCTCCAATACAGTAAAGCATTTTCTTTACAGTGCTCACGTTTTGAAGATATTGCTTACAAATCCTTTGTAAAATGTGTATCTGTTTTGCTTGGTCAGCAATAAGTTCATCAGTGTGTTTCACGCCAGTTCCTTCCTACTTTGTATTCACCGTCTAAGGAACAACGTAGATTATACGCTAAACCTGCTTCTCTGATTGATTGTACACAAGCTTTACCAGCTTCCTCAGCAATGTCAGGTGAACACTCAAACTGAATCTCATCATGGACATTGGCAACTAGCTTCACATCCCACTGATGAGCCTTGATCTTATCATTGAAGATGACTAATGCCTTCTTCATAACGATAGCTCCTGCACCCTGTAGCAAGCTATTAAGTGCTGCGTGTTCGCTTCGTACCCAGATCTTTCTTCCATCAAGGCCCGGAACAAATCCTTTAGAGGCATATACTGCAACTTTATCTCTAAGTCTTTTAAGTGCTGGTGTTCCTGCCATGAACCGATCAATAAGACGTTGTCCTTCTTTAGCGCTTCCTCCGACAATGCTGCCAATCTTTGACGCACCGGCCCCGTAAAGAAATGCGTAGATAAAAGTCTTAGCACTGTCTCGTGTGGGCAGTCCCGCAGCGTGTTGATTGACAGTATGTACATCTGTGCCATCCTTAGACGATCCCTCTGTAACTGTTCTGACATACCCATCATCCTTCATGTAATGAGCCAACATACGTAGCTCTAAACCACTTGCGTCACATCCTACTAGGACGTTACCTTCCTCAACTGTCCAGCACTGTCTACATTCAGGACCATACGGTGAGCCTGAGTTAGGGATCTGTGCCATGTTAGGTTTCATGTGAGTCATACGGCCTGTTACAGCTCCGTTTGTGATGACTCTACCGTGTACCCTACCATCAGCAGCTACAACCTCTAACCACGATTCAATCTGAGCTATACGTTTCTGAAGCATGAAGTACTCAGCGATCATCTGAGCTTCAGGCCACTTGAGTCCTTGTAGAGTAGATTCATCAACGATCACTGACCCCTTCTCAGTCTTCTTAGTTGGTTTCCATCCTAAGCCAATCAACTTATCAGCTACTTGCTGACGTGAGGCAGGATTGAACACTACTAGCTCAGGCTTGAGAGTCTTACCTGTCTTCTCAGAGATACGCTCAACTTCGTATGGAGGCCATTGTTCCTGCATTCTGTCATTGATAGCACTCATCTTCCCCTTGAGCTCAGCTAGTAAGCACGTAGCGTGAATGGTATCTAGTTTGAATCCATTCTTCTCTTGTTTGCTTATGATAGAGGCCACCTGATGTTCCAGATTAAGTGAATCCTTAGAGAATCCCTGATCTGACACAAGCTGTTGAAGGTGAAGATAAGTACGGCAAAGAACGGAAACGTCCCGAATACAATAATACTCAAGAAGCTGTACGTGAGGATTATCAAAGCATTCACCACTATACTCTTCACGACGATTAGCCAACCAAGACCATGTTGCAGAGTAGTCAAGTTTTCTCTCCCCGAGTGTCTTTCCCCATGCGTCTAGACTGTGTCCCCCGTCCCTCGTTGGCTCTAGCAGCCTTGATACTACGAGTGTGTCGTATGCTTGCTTCAACCCAATCTTGGTCTTCCAGAGCCTGTTTAAGATCGGAAAGTCGAATGATATTCCGTTGTGAGCTGCGATCAACGTAGCGTCCTTTAAGTAGTCCCAAAGTCCTGTTGGAGCTTTCCATACTCTTACTTCTCCTGTGTCAATGTCCTGCGTGACAGCGAGATGTATGACGTCATGCGCCATAT